TCTAAACGTTTCTGGAGTCTCTCCATCGGAATACCAGCCATTTTAGCGATTTCCGCCTGAGCAACATCCAACTCCGTTTTTTGTTCATCTTCCTTTTTAGAAAAACTCGAACCATCACCGCTTGCCGCAGAGATAGCCGCCTGACGCTGTCTTTCAGCCTCCGCCGCCTCTCCTCTTATCCGACCTTCTTTTTCTTCTTCGGATTCCCCGGACTTTTTGGACGACCCAAGTCTCCTTTCCATTTCGCGCACAGCAAGAACAGGCCCGTTAATAAGAGAAAAATATTGAGGATTCTCTTTCAAAATCTGCTGAACAACGTTGTATTTAGGATTTTCTTTGCAAAGCGTATCGAAAATCTCCTTATTGTTTTTCCCCGCGGCCCGAAGCTCGTTTTCCCGCTTCGTAGTATCCAATTCTGGATGTTCTTTTACCGTCAGGTCAATATAAGGCTGCTGCTCCCGCAATAACTTCTCAGTATTGACTTTTATCTCATACTGCCGTTTGTCGGATTCCTTCTCTTGAACCCTGCGAACAGCCTGCTGAGTAATCCATTCGGTAGCCGCTAAGCTATCTTCCAGCATCCATTCGTTGAGTTCCTCTTTGGACATCTCCCGACGTTCTTCGCGAGATTTTTCAGCATCTTCGATAAGATACTTTCTAATCCTTTCTTGTTCCGCTGTTTTTAAAAGAATCTCAGGATTGGGCGCAGCACTTAACTCAACTTTTGATTCAAGCTCTTTCAAACGAGCTTCCAGCGCCTCTCTTTTTTCCTTTTCTTCTTCTCTCTGACGAACCAATTCGTCAATACGCTTTTGAAAACCTGATTTTTTCTTCTCTTTCAACGCTTCCCGGCGAGTCTTATCTTCCTCGGGAAGTTTCGCCGCGTCTTCATCAGAAGTATTCAATAGGCTTTCATCTTTCTCCACCTGCTTATTTTCGTCGGGAGCAGGAGTATCCGACTTTTTTTCGTCCTCAGGTTTTTTGGTTTCGGTTGACGAATCCGCAGGAGGCGTCTGAGAAGCCTTCTTATCCGCGTCAATTTTCGTCTGAGCAGCAGCTTTGATTTTAAGCGCCTCAATAGTCTCTCTCGCCACGTCCTCAGCCGTCTTTTTTGTTTTGTCAAACATTTTTATTTCCTCCATAATTTTGCGGTAAATTAAGAAACCAATAATTTATTCTTGAGCGGCGTCTGATACTTTTTCCGGTTCCGCCCCGTCAAAATTTTCTTTTTCTTCGGCGATAAGTTTTTGATTATACTCAAGAAGTTTCGCTTTGCGTTCTTTAAGCTTCTTGCACTTCTCAACATACTGCGCCTTGCTTAAATGTTTATTTTCAGGGTCTGTCGGTTTAAAAACCACCTTAACTACTTTTTTCTTAGCCATTTTTAACTCCTCCGGTTTTAAGTTCCCGCAACTTTCTGTTTAACCAACCAACCGCATATTTCAACTCGTCCGCCTTTGCTAACCTCTCACCCGCCTTTCTGTCTTCATGTTCCCGTAAAAAATTATTTGCCTGCACGTTTAAATTGTTAATACGCTCGTTCGCTTCTTCCAGAAACAAACAATAGGCGTCCGAATCTTTTAACGCCAACAAAGAGTCCACTAACTGAGTTTGCCTAAATTCAGACAATTACTGTTCCCTCCATTTGTTTCGGGTGCGGGCGTTTTTGAGTTACATCAGACCCGGTCATTTCCGGCGAGCCGCCAGCCGGTTGTGTCGGAGTAGGCGGCTGCCCCATCGGCATTGCGCCCTGACCACCTTGCTGTCTTTGCTGAATCATCCCCATAGCCATCGTGTTCGCCATCTGCTGCTCCTGCACCTTACGCAGATAATTCACAAAGTTAGCAACCGTCTTTGTTAAATGTTTGTCAAAAATCGGACGATATTCTTTATCCAAATCGTAATATTTTTCTTCTTTTTGCCGCATATGACCCTGAAAATGCTCAATCGGATTCTCGCCTTCAATCGGGTCAAAATCTTCCCCGTTGAGAAATCTCGACCATTCTTCGTCAACCTGCAACGAAAAGGCGTTCGGGTCTTTGGGTTCCCGGCCAAGATACCGTTCCGGGTCATCAATACCCATAATTTTCTTCGCCGTATCCGCAACCAAATTCCAGTTTCCGACAGGATTGATTCGCGGGTCAAGCCAAAGCGTCTGCGACAAACTCTGGAATCCCCACAAAGCCACCTCTTTCGCCATTGTCTTTGACCCGTTGATAAAATCAGGAGACATGTGCGCCGTGTATTGTCCGTAAATCGAGTTTATCGAAAAATTACGGATAACCTGCTGACCTTCGTCGTTAAGTATCCGGTCGCCCAATTTCGGCGGGGCCCAATCCTGATAAAGACCAATGGACATGTTTATAAGCTCTGTTATATCATAGCTCATACGCATAATCCATTTTCCAAAACGAGTCTCCGCTTTCTCTTGAATAATAACGTCTCGTGTAGCCGTGCCGGAAACGCCCCGCTGATTCGACATGAAAAACGACGCGGCTCCCGTAAGTCTTTCCAATAGCTCCATAAGGATGTTTATGTCCTCGACCGCCCACGCCATTGACCGTGCCAAATTGGGTATGTAAGCGCTATCCGTCGGCTTCCCCTCAACCGGGTAAAGAGTCATCGGCGTCAACTCAAACTTTTCAGAAACATAACCTTCGCTGGCCGCCGGACTGTAAAAACCAAACGGGCAATTAGTAACGTATTGAAAATCAGACTTCTGATTAAACACATTATTAAAAGCGTTTACAATAGAAGAAATCAGCGACGGAATAGATTTCCCGCGAATATGCCCCGGAACACGAATCAAAGGGCCGCCAACAAACGGATACTCTCCGCGCCGGGTAATCTTCCGCAACGGCGTTCCGGACAAAAAGGTTCTCGACTGCGGCTCCACCACAAACCGATACTTTTCCCGGCGTCCGCCATGTTCATACCAACCATACCACACGTAAATGTCAATAGCCAAATCACGCAAATCCGTGATGTCCTCGTAATATAACTCTCCCAACTGCTCGGCCTTTTCTCTCGCCGTTTCTTTTTCGTTCGGATACTTTATTGACCTCATGTCTTCCAGCCACTTTTTCGTTACGTTCTTGTAAACGTCTTTCTCGCGGCCTTCCCAAATTTCCGAAGCAAACTTGTGCCAAACATGAACGATAAACGGCAAATCTTGAATATCATTGCCAAAATCAACAAACTTAATGTCTTCAAGATTGGCAATGTTTTTAATCTCGGCTCTTTCAAACCGGCGATATTTAGTTTCAACTTTATACTTATTTTTTTCCGGCTCCAAAATCCTTTCGTCAACCCATTCGTAATAGACTTTCCACTTAACCTCGGCGATAGAAAATCCCTGCGTGATTCGATTATGAATATAATCATCTATCTCCGGGAAAAAATTCATCTCGTGCCGACCGACCATCCACTTCGCAAACTTTTCAAGGTTCTGCTTGTTGTGCGACTTCTCAACTTCCGTGGGAACAAAATGAATCGTTGTCGGATTCCAGCACGTTTGTAAAATGCTGGCCTGATAAGCATCGCACACAGCCGCGCACAAACCAAGGTTCCTGTCGCTTTGCCAAGCCGCCTTTTTGGTTCCCTCAAGCACCGAAGGCTTTTCGCCGTTATAGTGCTTCAAATCCATTACTTTATTGCCAATCCAGCCTTTTTCATTTTCTGTAGCGGAGTCGAGGTCGCGAATAATCATCTCGACAATCTTCTTTTGTTCCGCCTCGCTAAAATCACCGGAGTTTAAATTTATTTCCGGCGGATTAGGCTTTGAAGTCAGCTCACGCTCTTTAGTCCTGTCTGTATCTTTTGGCGTTTTCATATTTTACATTCCTTCTTCAAGCTTCTCATATCAATATTCGGGCCTGCTGGAATTATCATTTTTTCTATGCGTTTTGCGCTTTCCGCCGCTTTTGCGTCCAAAGTTTTTTGATACGCCCGCGTTATTTCGCCCATCGCAATATGCAACTGATAAGCAGAACAAGCCTGGTTCACTAAAACCATCACCAGACCTCGTTCGTCAAGTTTTGTAGCAATAACAAGCTCAGTTAAATGAACAAACGCTTCCGGGTTTTTCTCAAACGCTTTCTTTCTCGCTTCTTCGTTCAAACATTTCGGACACTTATTGACTTCGTCAAACGTAACGTCTTTGTGAATCGGACAGGTATATTTGGCTTCCATCAATACGCCCTCCCTTCCGGCGTGACAAACTTTTTAATGTTTCGTTTACGAGGGTTCGACATTAACAAATACCGAACCAAGTCCGCAAAATCCTTATATTTTTCCATCACACCAATTTTATCTTTTACGTCTCCGCCCGGAGTTTCGGGGTCTTTCCGAGCATATCTCGATAAGTGCTTTTTTGTATTCGCGCACGTTGTCGCAACAAAAAATTTTGGTCTGACTATAATTTCTTCTTGTTTTGTTTCTTCGTCGTATTTTGTTTCGTAATGCAAATATTCTCGAACCTTTAAATGCCCGGCCTCCAAAGCATCGATACCATCCCGGTATCTCAAACCATGTTTTGCCATCTCAAATTTAGGCGTTGTCTTTGACTGCCCGCCCTGCCGCTCTGCAAGCTTAACCGTCGTGTTTCCATAGTTAGGGTCAATAATCCTGTCTATATGACCTGTTCCGCCTAACTTTCTAATTTTAGCCTCGACTTTATGTATCAACGAAGCATATTCAGAAT